CTGGTTCTACTACAACTACTGGTTTTGTAAGAATTACTCCAAATTCAGAATTACTTGTAGGTACTGCATCATCAATACCAACAGGAACCGCATCACAACCACTTCAAGTTACTGGTGGTGCTTATGTTTCTGGCAATATTGGAATAGGAACCACAAATCCATCATCTACACTTCACGTTCAAGGTAATGCTTTAATTACAGGTGTTACTACATCCAGTGGATTTAACGCTACTACCGGAAATACTTATCAAATTAATGGTACTACAGTTCTCAGTAATAATACACTTGGTTCTGGTGTTGTTAACTCCTCTCTGACTTCTGTTGGTACTTTAGGAGTACTCAATGTTTCTGGTATTACCACTACTGGAACTCATAACGTAACTACCGGAAATACTTATCAAATTAATGGTACTACAGTTCTCAGTAATAATACCCTTGGTTCTGGTGTTGTTAACTCCTCTCTGACTTCTGTTGGTACTCTTAATCAACTCAATGTTTCTGGTGTTGTTACTTCAACAACTTATAATACTGGATTGATTGGTTCACAAACTTCCGGAATTCTTACAACAACCTCTACAACAACAAATCAAGTTTTAGATAATTTACCCACTTCTACATTTCAAGCTGCAAGATATCAAGTTTCAATTGCATGTACCGGACAATTAATAACGGCTGGAATGTCACCATCCGTTACATCAGTCGGTGCAATTACTGTTGGTTCTGGTTATACCGTGGCAACTTATACAAATGTTTCACTTACAGGTGGTTCTGGTAATGATGCCTTAGCAAATATTGGTATTGGTCTATCATTCAATTCCGTAGGATTTACGAGTGCCATTGATTTAATCGTAACTACAACAGAACACGGACTTCCTAGTGGTGTGGGGACTATTGCAGTTTCTTTCGCATCTAGTATTCCAAATACCGATTTTACTGGATTTGCAGTAACTGCAGGAAATATTTATTATGCAGTTGGTGTTGGAACCACTACGTTAAGATTATTCAATAATGCAGCAGGAACTTCACAGATTATTGGTATCGGAACGACTGTATTTAGTGGTGTGGGAAATACGATGACAAAATCAGGTGGAGTTTCTTCTGTTCAGATTGTTTCTCCTGGAAGTGGTTATGCAGTTGGAAATAATTTGAGTGCTACTTTAGGCACTATAGGTTCTGGATTTAGTTTTACTGTTTCGAGAGTTGTTAGAAACTATCAGAGTACAGATGTAATGATTATGCACAGTGTTGGTTCTGCGTCTACTGATTGCGACTATGTTGAATATGCATCAATTGCAAATAATGAAATTTTGGGAAGTTTTGGTGCCGATATAAGTGGAACAAATGCAAGATTATTATTTACACCAACTTATAGAAATAACACTATTAAATACATAAGAACTGGAATTACTGTTTGAATATTATTGAGATTGTCTGAAAGTAGATTTCACAATCTCATCAAAACATCATAAATTTATATTAACGGTAGAGAGGAAAAATAAATTCTGTTAAGAGCTTGACAGGGTTTCCTGACCGTGCTATGATAAATAGGTAAACAAATGTTATGAAATCAAAACAATTCTTAACATTACCCTCTTCCTAACCGAGACCTATGGGGAGGTTAAACACAGTCTCTCATACCTACACTGGAGGGTGGTGTAGGAATATCTGTACCGTTCAGTTCCCCCTGAATTTTTACTTACCCTTTAATTAAATGACTGCTACAATTGCTACACGCTCTAATACTAATCTATGGAATGATTTTTGTTCCTGGGTTACTTCTACCGATAACCGTCTTTATGTCGGATGGTTCGGGGCATTACTTATTCCAACAGCATTAACTACTACTATCTGTTTTATTCTTGCATTTATTGCAGCACCTCCAACAGACCTAGACGGAATTAGGGAGGCAGTATCTGGTTCTCTTATGTATGGGAATAACATAATTTCCGGTTCAGTGATTCCGAGTTCAAATGCTATAGGTTTGCATCTGTATCCGATTTGGGAAGCACAAACTCTAGAAGAATGGCTATACAATGGAGGTGAATATCAACTCATTGTTTTTCATTTTATGATTGCCATATATGCATATATGGGTCGTGAGTGGGAACTATCATATAGACTAGGTATGCGTCCTTGGATTTGTGTTGCCTACTCTGCACCCGTTGCTGCCGCTACTGCTATTTTCCTTGCTTATCCTATTTCGCAAGGTTCTTTTTCTGATGGATTTCCTTTGGGAATTTCGGGTCAATTTAATTTTATGTTAGTCTTTCAGGCGGAACATAATATTCTAATGAATCCGTTTCATATGTTGGGGGTTGCAGGTGTTTTCGGGGGTGCATTAATTAGTGCAACACACGGTTCACTAGTTACCAGTTCTCTTATTAGGGAAACCACTGAAACTGAAAGTCTAAACTATGGTTATAAGTTCGGACAGGAAGAAGAGACTTACAATTTGGTGTCAGCACACGGTTATCTGGGTCGTCTTTTGTTCCAATATGCATCTTTTAACAATAGTCGTTCACTCCACTTTGTAATGGCGGCATTTCCAGTTATTGGAATTTGGTTTGCTGCTTGTGGAATCTTTATGTCTGGATTTAATCTGAACGGATTTAATTTCGTGCAGAGTGTTCAAGATTCACAGGGTCATCCTATTCCTACTTGGGCGGACGTATTAAATCGTGCTAATTTGGGACTTGAGGTCATCCACGAACGGAATAGTCATCAGTTCCCATTAGATTTGGCATTTTCTTCTGGTTCTGAAGTAGCACTTGTTGCTCCGCAGATTGGTTGACAAATTACTTGTTATAGAGTATATTAATCCCATAAATACCAAGAGGAAGGAAACTTCCTCTTTTTTAATAACTCAAGTTTTATGGATACTATATACGAACAATTTATTTGTTATTTAAAAGAAAAGGAAAAAAATATATCTGGATATGTTGAAAAACATAGGATTATTCCGGGACATTCTGGCGGAAAATATATTTCTAATAATATAGTATTAGTCTCTTTTCCAGAACATTGTTTGGCGCATTTTTACCGATATTTAGCATATGGAAATTCTATTGACTTATATGCATATCATAAAATGATAGGAGATACAGTAGAAGCGAGAATATCCAGGTCAAAATCAGGGGGAGAAGCAGCAAAAAATATTAAAGTTGGATGTTTTAAAGATTATAAATGTAGGGAAGATACTTTAATAACCCCAGGAAGAAGTGCATATTATAATAAAGAAATACAAAGTTCTAATGGTAAAAAAAGAAAGAAGCAACTTATAGAAGAAGGTTTCTTTTCTTCGGAAAAACAAATAGTAAGGGGTAAAAAGGGAGTAGAAGTTAATAGAAAAAATGGTACTGGAGCATTTGACCCCAAAAATTTAGAGAAAGCGAGAAAAAAACAAAAAGAAATGGGAACTGGGGTTCACAATAAGTTGTTTCAAAAATCTATGGCATTTAGAAGATGGGGTGCTGTACTTGATGGTAAAAGATTATTTTATGATTTGGATATGAGAACCACTCTATCAGAAACTTTTGTTGATTATCATCTTAATTATGGATTATCTAATAAGTACTCTAACTAAAATGCTCATCATCCTCCTAGCATTCCAACTCTTCGGTGCATCCTCCTTGTGAGGACTCTTCCATGCAAGAAGTCCGCCATTATGGACATTCTTCAGAACAAATGTCCATAATGGCGAAATGCTCACACTACTCATAATCTTCCAGTTCTTCGGAGTCTTCCTTTTCATAATGTCTCTGATATAATACATAAGATAAAACCATAACTCTTTATGACTTACGACGCAACCTTTATCAGCGACACACATTTAGGAACTCCAAGATGCAATACTGAAAAGTTTCTCAAGTTTCTAAAAGAACTCAAGACTAAAAAGTTAGTGATGGTAGGTGACATTATAGACATCTACTGTATGGAAAAATATAATACTCGTTGGACTAAAGAACACACTGAATGTGTTCATCAAATTCTCAATCTTGCAAAGAAAGGAACGGAAGTCGTTTATATTCTTGGGAATCACGAAGGTCAGATTCGTCGTTATACAAACTTTGAACATAAGAACTTTCAAATGGTGGATGAATATATTCACAAAGATTCAAATGGAAATAAGTTTCTTTGCGTTCATGGTGATAAGTATTCGGAGTATTCTTCTGGGTCTTGGAAGCAATTGATCTTCAATAAAGGATATGAACTAATTACTCCTCTGAGTTTATTCTTTGAAAGATTTTTTCGTTTCTCTTTGGTTTATGCTCTTAAAAATAGTGTGAGAGGTAAGAATTATATCAATCAATACGAAACTGATATTGCATCATATTGTGATCGGAGAGATAAAAAATATACTGGTGTGATTTGTGGTCATATACATTCCGCAAATATAAGAAATTTTGGAAAGATTACTTATATGTGCTGTGGAGACTTTTGTGATACTTGCTCTGCGATTGTAGAAAAAAATGGAATTTATTCGTTGGAAACATATTAATTATCTTCAAATCACAACAATTTAAAGACATCCGAAAAAGAACTTCTTATAATTACTAAGGAGTTCTTTTACCTATATGAAGATTTTTTTAGACACAGCAGACGTTTCAATGATTAGTTCAGCATATGATACTTCGTTGATTGATGGAGTAACCACAAACCCCACTTTGATTCTTAAAAGTGGTAGACAACTCCAAGAAGTTATTACAGAAATTTCAAGTACATTTTCAGAGTTAGAAAGCATTTCGGCAGAAGTCGTTGCAGATACGGCAGAGGAAATGCTCACAGAAGCAAAGCATTACTATACAATTGCTCCAAGTGTTACAATCAAAGTACCTTGTACCGTAGAAGGACTGAAGGCATGTAAGCATCTTTCCTCACTTGGAATCAAAACAAATGTGACACTAGTGTTCTCAGTTGCTCAGGCAATTCTTGCATCAAAGGCAGGAGCAACTTACATCTCTCCATTTGTTGGACGATGGATGGATAACTCGGTAGATGGTATTGAACTCATTAAGAACATTCGTGAGGTTTATACTCAGTCATATACAACTACTCAAATTCTCGCCGCCTCCATTCGTGATGTTCGTCAGGTGGAACTCTGTGCAAAATACGGTGCAAGTGTCGTCACAATCCCTCCTGTGGTCTTCTGGGCGATGTATAAGAACGTGATGACCGAGAAAGGTCTGGAGCAATTTGATAAGGATTGGAAAGAAGTTCTGAATAATAAACAATGAAAAAAGAGCATCAGTGTTGGGACTTTGTAATGTCTTCATTTACAAGAACTTATGGTGTGAATAAAGTAATGGGCGATCAAAAATTTCACGAAATTGCATTAGAATGGTGTGACGAGCATAACTATGTTTGTGATGTTCATTTAAACGATTTAACTGAAGTTGATTTATATTTTAGAAACATTTACGAAAACTGGGAGAATTAAATGAAAGTAGGACTGATTGGTTTGGGTCGGATGGGAGAAGGAATGTCCCGTCGTATGATGAGAGAAGGTATTGAAGTATGGGGTTACCGAAGAAATCTTGATAAGGCAAATGAATCTTTTGAAAATGGATATATTTCCGGATATGTTGCTGATATTGAAACTCTCGTTAAAGTAGTTAAACGAAATAAAAACAATGGAGATCAACCTGGAATATTCCAGATGGTAGTTCCAGCAGAAACAGTAGAGGAAACAATCAATGAGTTACTACGATTTTGTGGTGAAGGAGATATTATTATTGATCATGGCAATAGCAATTTTAAGGACAGTCGGAAAAGAGCAGAACGTCTTGCAAAACTGGGTATCCAATATATTGATTGTGGCACTAGCGGTGGTGTTTATGGCTTGGATCGTGGATACTGTCTTATGGTTGGGGGCGGAGATACTGCGGTCGCCACTTGTAAGAGCATTTTTAATGCCCTCTCCCCAGGAATTAATTCTGCCCCCAGGACTGAATTTGACTCGGACATAACTTCTGCAGAGTATGGTTGGTTGCATTGTGGTGGTCCTGGTGCCGGTCACTTCGTTAAGATGGTTCACAACGGCATAGAGTACGGTATAATGCAGGCATATGCAGAAGGATTTAATATTCTCAAAAATGCAAACAACGGAGCACAATATGTTAGAGAAGGTGATGCAGAAGTGGCACCAATGGCAGACCCAGAAAGTTATTGTTATGATATTGATGTTTCTGAAGTGGCTGAGTTATGGCGTCGTGGTAGCGTCGTTGGTAGTTGGTTACTTGATCTTACTGCTTCTGTGTTGCGTGGCAGCCCAGATCTTACACAGTTTTCTGGTGGAGTATCCGACAGTGGTGAGGGTCGTTGGACAGTCAATGCCGCTGTGGATCTCGGGGTTCCTGCTCCCGTCATCACTACTGCCCTTTATGAAAGATTTAACTCAAGACTTCTTGGGACATTCGGAGCAAAAATTCTGAATGGTATGAGATATATGTTCGGTGGTCATCACGTTCGTTAGTGACTTGAGAATCTAAATACTTAAGATTTGCACGTTACGAATGCTCTATTCAACCTCAGAAGAATTGCTTTACAATCTAGAAGCAACATCAAGTTCAGAGGCAAAAAGAAAATGGAGACAATCAATCAAAGAGAAATGGAATTATAAGTGTGCTTATTGTGAAAGTGGAGAAAATCTTACCTTAGATCACATTACTCCAAGAACCAAGGGAGGAACTGATAGAATTACAAATGTAGTTTGTGCTTGTGGAAATTGTAATCATTCTAAAGGACATCAAAACTGGAGTGAATGGTATATGAATCAAGACTTTTTTTCAGCTAAAAGATTATCCACAATTATAGAATGGCAAAATCAAATTGCTGATAATGAATTGGTGGTTTATCGTCCAAGAAAAGTTCCTTCAATACTATAATAATGATTTCTACAACGACACCTTATAAACTTGCAGAAATACTTCAGGATACTTGGCCCCAACTTTACAGATCTCCAAAAATAATCTATGATAAGACAAATACCTTAAAAAAGAATGAATGAGTATTGGGTGGTTATAGACAAATCAACTGGGAGAGTAATTTGTCATTGTGCTGAAGAAGTAGATGCAATTATGATGATTTCTTTTAATTCAGAAAAAAGAATTTATAGAAAACAAAAATTCATTATGGACCAGATAATTGATATTTCTTCTACCACCGATAAACAATTACCAGGGCAACTTGGACTTCCTCAAGGTAAAATACAAGCATTAAATACTCATACTGAAAAACTTCCCCAAGGTGAAGGAATTCCTTTTAGTGTTAAATAATTTTTTTAATTCATTAAGAACTATGAAATTTACAGTCTACAGCAAGGATGGATGTCCCTACTGCACAAAAATAAAACAGGTGTTAGAATTGTCTAATTTCGAACACGTAATTTATAAATTAAATGAAGACTTTACCCGAGAACAGTTTTATTCTGAATTTGGAGAAGGGTCTACTTTCCCTCAAGTAATTTTAAACGACCAACAACATTTGGGTGGGTGTACTGACACCGTTAAATACATTATGGAGAATAAACTGATTTGACAAAGGGACAAGAAGAAAAAAGAAAACTAAATAACAATGAATCCCGGATTAATAGGGGTGTTGAGTTACTATTACGAAATAGGAGAAGAAAAGAATCAAAGCCAAAAACCTTTCAAATGAAGTTTGGTAAGATGATCTCTTTTCTCAAAAGAGAATTTCATTTTTACATAGAATTTCATTTTGATATAATAAAAAAATAAATTCTCCGGAGAAATAAAAATGGAATCAGCAACACCTTATATTCTTTTCTTCTGTGCTGTAGGAATTTTAGGTTCTTTTTTACTCGGCATTATGATAGGATGGTTTGGGAATGATATTGTCTATGCATTTCTAAACAGAAGTAAGCAACCAATAGTACATCCTGAATTATTTGATGAAAATGGAAATCTAATTCCAGATGAAATTTTAGCTGTTTCATTTAATCCAGAATATCTCGAAGATGAAGAAACAGATGAAGATGAAGAATCTTGACATATAAATTTTAAACTTTAGTAATAACTTATTTTTATGACTACAACAAAAACAAAAAAAACGGTTGAAAAACCAATTGAAACTCTTCCTAATAATCCCTTTATTTTTGAGATTTTAGATCTATTATCAAAACAAAGAACGAATGAAAGGAAGATTGAAGTTCTAAGAACTTATGAAGATCCATCACTTAAAAGTATTTTAATTTGGAACTTTGATGAATCTGTAATTTCTGTTCTACCTGAAGGTGATGTACCATACGCAAGTACAGGAGAACAAAATTCATATAGTGGAACATTAAGTTCTAAAATTGATGATGCAGTATCAAAAATGAGTGAATT